CTTCAAGTAATGGGAGATACGCAGGATAAATCTTCTGCTTATGCTGCTTTAGATGAAAGCGAAGTTGACGATTATCTTGCCTCACTTTTTAATGATGAAGAATTTACCTGTGATTGTCAAGAATGAAGAATCCTTATCAAAAACTACTAGAACGCAAGAGGACTTGGACACCTGTAGCTACTACCAAAGGGAACTGCAAGGAGGGTGCGGAAGAGGCTCTTCTCCGTGCTCTTGCCTTGCGGCATATGGAACTACCTGTGGGAGATTTTATCCGTGATGCGCTCGCCTCTGAAATTCCATCTTTGGCTAGGGAGGTCTTGGAATCCAACGTCCAAGATGAAATTAAACACGATCTCGCTTTGGGTTATGTCGCCGATGCTTGGGGTATTGATCCGAAAGTTGAAAAAGAAGCCTTTGCATTGCGTAATGCCTGGACAGAACATCCTGATCACACTATCGTTAAAGCGATGGTTGCTGAACGTTCAATCTTTTTCGTCCTATTACCCTTCTTTAGGTTTAATGGTGACGCTGGGATGAGAACCGTATCTGCTGATATTAGTCGTGACGAACAAGTACATGTTGCAGTTAATAGTCTCGTTACTCGCGAGCTGGGGTATAGCATCAGTCCTTCTCTTGATAAACTCCGTAAGGCAACTATCAATTGGGTAATGCAACCTCTCGGCAAACATGCCGATAAATATTTAGACAAAAAATTTTGGCTGGATTCTAGTGATCGGCTAATGTATGAAGGTAAGGCACCAGAACTTTCTGACACACGACGTGCACGAATGCCTGCCTTCTTTGAACATGCAAACCAAAACCTCCCTCAATATGCTTAACTTAGGTCTTACTTTTGAGGGTCTACTTGGTGAACTTGATCAGAAGTTCCCATTAGAAAACCCCCACCCAGATAATCAAATCACCCACATTATGTTTCGTGCTGGTCAACGAAGCATTATCGATTGGATTAAACAACGTATTCAGGAGGAATCATGAATCAAGGTGACCTTTACATGGGTTCAACCTATGGGATTGTTGGATACACTAAGAAAGGTAAGCCTATTTATGGTCATACCGCACTCCCACCATCTGCAACTCAAGCACCACCACAACCCCAGCAATCCCAATACAAACCACCGGTAACTAAGCAACCTAATGCTAACCTCGCTTCAACACAGCAAGGTATTAAAAGTCCACGTAAACCACAACGTCGTGGTAACATTTCCCAGTTTCTTATCTCGCTTGCTCAAGCACAGCAAGTGGGTGCAGGAGCTGGCTCACCTTTAAACATTGGTTAATTAAATGACTGCTAAATCAAGGTACGATTCTCTTAGCGCCAGCCGCACTTCGTTTCTTGACATTGCTGTTCAATGCTCTGAGCTTACACTTCCGTATCTTATCCAACGTGATGAGATGCGTATTACCCACAAGTCCCTTACACAACCTTGGCAAAGCGTAGGTGCTAAAGCAGTTGTTACGTTGGCATCTAAGTTGATGCTAGCGTTGCTGCCTCCGCAGACTACGTTCTTTAAGTTACAGATTGCTGATGACAAGTTAGGTACTGAGTTACCTGCTGAGATTCGTAGTGAGCTGGACCTTAGTTTTGCTAAACTTGAGCGTATGGTTATGGATTCGATCGCTGCTTCTAGTGATCGTGTCACTGTACACCAAGCCATTAAACATCTTGTTGTTGGTGGTAACGCTTTGTTGTTTATGGGTAAAGAGGGGATTAAGCATTACCCTTTGAACCGTTATGTTGTAGAGCGTGATGGTAATGGTAACGTAATTGAAATCGTTACTAAAGAACTTATCAACAAAGATCTCCTACCAAAGGAGTTGACTAAAGATAAACTAACTAGTCAAGACAATACTGTCAATACACTTAATGATGTTGAAGTTTACACTCACTGTAAACTCGACAACAATCGATGGGTATGGCATCAAGAAGCATTTGATAAAAAGATTCCTGGTACTGAAGGTAAAGCTCCTAAGGATGCGTCGCCTTGGTTGGTGCTGAGGTTTAACTCCGTTGATGGAGAGAACTATGGACGAGGTAGGGTAGAGGAATTTATTGGTGATCTACGATCCCTTGAAGCACTCTCTCAGGCTATCACAGAAGGCTCTGCAGCAGCTGCTAAAGTTGTCTTCCTAGTGTCACCCTCATCCACTACTAAACCCCAGACGCTGGCCAAGGCAGGCAACGGTGCGATCATCCAGGGACGACCTGATGACGTAGCTGTTGTACAGGTTGGTAAGACTGCTGACTTTGCTACAGCTTTGCAGCAGATGCAGACACTTGAACGTCGTATTGCTGAGGCATTCCTTATCATGAATCCTCGTAATGCAGAACGTGTGACTGCAGAAGAGATTCGTCTTACTCAGATGGAACTTGAAGCACAACTTGGTGGACTGTTTAGTTTGCTGACTGTTGAGTTCCTTGTCCCCTATCTTAACCGTAAGTTGCTAGTGTTGCAGCGTAGCGGGGAGCTTCCAAGGTATCCTAAGGATCTAGTTAAACCTACTATTGTTGCTGGTATCAATGCACTTGGTAGAAGCTCAGATCGTGAAGCACTGACACAATTCATTATGACAATTGCTCAGACGCTTGGACCTGAAGCAATGATGCAGTACCTTAATCCAGACGAAGCTATTAAACGTCTGGCGGCTGCACAAGGTATCGATGTTCTCAACCTTGTGAAGTCGATGGATCAACAACAACAAGAAGCACAGCAGAACATGCAGATGCAACAACAGTTGGAGATGACCAAACAAACTGGTCAGATCCTTAACTCTCCCCTTGCTGATCCTACTAAAAATGAGAACGCTGACATTGCTGCCAATCAAATGATGGGTACTGATGTCGTACCACCTTCCACACCACCTATTCAATAATGGCAGAAGTATTTACATCTGATAATAGTGTGCCTGCAGAGGTTATGTCATCCATGGCTGCTGAAGAGGCAGACTCTCTTGCTATCGGTGAAGAACTAGAGCAAGCACATAACGCAAAACTTGCTGGTAAATATAACAGCACTGAAGAACTTGAAGCAGCTTACCTTGCACTTCAGAAAAAGCTAGGCAATCAAGAGGAACAAGTTGAAGAAACTCAAGAGCCTGAATCTGATTGGCTGCAAGATGCCTACTCTAGTTATCTAGAGACTGGCAAGCTTGACCCACAGGCTGCACAGAAACTGAATGAAATGTCATCAGTAGATGTGTTTGAAGCTCTGTCTAAATCACAACCTCAAACTGTTTCACGGGATCTCTCTGAATCAGAAGTGTCTTCCATTTACGATAGTGTTGGGGGACAAGAGACGTATGCTAATGTAATCAATTGGGCTAAAGAAAACTTTAGCTCAGATGAAATTGAAGCGTATGACGCTATGATTGAGAACGGTAATATGTCTCAAATTAAGTTTGCTGTTAAAGGACTTTACTCACAATACACTGACGCTATGGGATCCGAAGGGAACATGCTGCAAGGTAAACCTGCAGAAGCACAAAGCACTTTCCGTAGTCAAGCGGAGCTTATTCAAGCTATGAATGATCCTCGTTATGACAATGATCCTGCCTATCGTCAAGATGTTATTGACAAACTTAGTCGTTCAGAGGTATCCTTCTGATGACGACTGTTACTGAAGACGGCAACCGTTACAACATCTACGCAAAAGAACCACCTATTTACATGGACCCTAACTATCTCGAATCTCACAACGAACGCGCCGAGCGTCTCAATGGCAGGCTTGCCATGCTCGGTGTGATGGCTGCGCTTGGAGCGTATGCATTTACTGGTCAACTTATTCCTGGTATTTGGTAATGCCTAAAGACGGTCTTTACGCAAACATCCACGCCAAACGCAAACGCATTGCTGCTGGTAGTGGAGAAAAGATGCGGAAACCTGGGAGCAAAGGTGCTCCTACCGCTGAAAACTTTCGCAAGTCTGCTAAGACTGCAAAGAAAAAATGAAACCCTAAACCATCCTATTTATTATTATGATTGAATGTCCTCAATGTACTCCCGCTGAGCAATACGTCCTAGAGCAACTGCAGTTAAAAGCGGAGATCAAAGATAAAGTTGCCTTGGCGGTAGTCATGGGTAACATTCAACAAGAAAGTAGGTTCCAATCTAAAGTCTGCGAAGGCGGAGCAATTGTACCTTATGATCGCTGCCTTCGTGGTGGATATGGTTTAATTCAATGGACTACTCCAGGACGTTACTATGGTCTTGGTAGGTTCTGTAAACGCTACGGGTGTGATCCTAGTAGTCTGGAGGGACAGACCCGTTATATGATTAACGAGCTTCAGTTTCGACATGAGCTTGATCATTTCCAGACTAACCATCAACAACTTTCTTATTACATGAACGCTGCCTACTATTGGTTAGGTTGGGGTATCAAAGGTAATAGAGAAAGATACGCATATTCATTTTTAAATAAACTCAAGTGAA